TTATTTGCAGAAAGTATTATAAATACAGGCATTTCTGGCAACAAAATCATTTTTCATGACACGAAAATGACACATTGTCTTTTTATCTCCACTTTGATTAATTGAACAGCGAGTACCAGGTGTTTGCTCCGCAGTATCCATCCACTGCGAGTCCTTTTTCCTTCTGATAAGACTTAATCGCAGCAGTCAAACCGTCTCCGCAGAGTGCATCCATGTTTCCGGAATAGAAGCCCTTCGCCGCAAGTATGAACTGAACCAGGAACGTAAAGGTTCCCTGGGCTCCATGGCTGACGGTGGCTTTCGAGGCAACTTTTTTGCAGGACTCAAAAAAGTTTTCATTGGTCGGATCCAGCGCGGTGCCATATCTCCGATTCATAAGGTCTTTCCAGACTGCCAGGGCAGCCCATCTGGATTTGGTTCCATAGTCTCCGTCCACGCTCAGCTTTGCTCCACAGAATTTCAGAAGCTTGTCTCCGTAGTTGCTATTCAGCCATTTCTGGCCATCAGAAACGTTGTTTCTGGCACTGTTGCTGACGGATCCGGTGCTCGTAGAGTTTCCGCCTGCTTCCGTGCCGTCAGCAATATTGGTTGCCGTGTGTAATCCATCGTTTAAGAGGACGTCCCCGGCAAGCAGGTAGTCAGGTCCGTTCAGGTATTTTTTGTCCGTCAGGACGGTAAAACCTGCAGCTCTGAACGCTGATCGCATATCTCCGGTGTAAGTTGCTTTCAGGTTTTTGAGAGAATCGATGTTGAGCAGGTGTCCGACCGCTTTGACATTTGCTATGACTCCCGCGGAGCAGTCTGCCTCGCAGGCGATGGTGATCTGCGATGGATCGTAGTTGCTGGCTTTGAGGTGCTGCCAGTATGTATCACGCTGTCCCTGATCGTAACCAATCAGGTCGTTTTTCGCCGCCTTGACACCAAGCTCTGCGATTTTTGCGCGAACTACAGAGTTTGGATGCCGCAGTACGCACTTCCAAGGACGGGAGTACCACGAGATCAGTGCCCATTCGGTTCCTGTCTGATCGCCTGCCTTACCGCCAGAATATCTTCCGTTCTCATCATGTCCACTATTTGAAATTAAGCTCATTTTTTTCTCCTTCTACCGGCGATTGCGCCGGCGCAAAAAAAGGACGGTTGTCAGCCGCCCTCACTCTGTTTTCTGTGTCTGCTTAATAATCTGATTTACATAGTTACTCAGTCCAGCAACGAGGATTCCCTGCGTGACCGCCGTAAAGACTGCCATCGCCGCCTGCTGGCCGGTGCACACCTCACTGGTAGCCAGCACCCAAATCGCGCAAAGTACAATACTCACACCACCCAGAATCAGCGGAATATATTTATCTCTTACCGCCTGAGCCTGCTTCAATGTCATGCCCAAAAAGTACAGGGCTACGGCTACTACGATAAGCTCCGGTTTTACATAATTCATAATGTTCATTTCCATATCTAATGTCCCTCTCTTTCTTCGATCAACTCGTCCAGTCTATGATGCGCCGATTTGGTCGACTGCTCCACGACTATCATACGTTCGACGAGATTGTTATGCTTTTTAACCTTTTCTTCCAGCTGCTCAATACGGTATGTTGTAAGCTTATTTGCAGTCATAATACCGGCAAGGCTTCCAACCAACGTTCCGACTAATGAGCAGATAGCAACTACTATTTCTGGCATATTCTCAATCCTTTCCCGAAAAAAATGTATAAAAATAAGACCGTTTCCGGTCCTGCTCTAATCTCAACCATACTATATTTCCTCTTTTTTAATGTAAAAAATTTTATTCTATTCATATCTTTCCTAAAACCTGAATCACCTGTTGCAATTAGTCTGCATCTCTTTTATACTTAAATGCTAAGACAAAATTCGTTTTTTAAAAAGGAGATCTCTATGAAACAAGTCTTTTACTCATTATCACCTTCTGATACTATTCAACTTTTGGGAATCGTTGCCTCTCTTATTACAAGCCTTGCAGCCATAATTATCTCTCTAATGACCCTCCGGCAAAACTCAAAAATGATTGAGGATGCCTCCAGACCTGTCATCTCAATATACGGCGAATGTATCAATGTTGGTCCTTCCACATTTTATATTGTCATAAAAAACTTTGGATCATCACCAGCTTACATTACACAATTTGATTATGATTTTGATTTTACTTCAGCGTACCTCAAATATAAGGGCGAAGATTTTTTAAAAACCTTAGTAAATTCTGTGATTGCTCCTGGACAATCTCGCATCTGCGCCTTAAAGTATGCCGAATTAAAACAGCCAATCACATTTAAGCTTTCCTATTCATCCGGTGTAAAAACTTACCATGAAGAAATGACTGTTGACTTAACAGCTGGTTCCGCAATGCTTACAGCTAAAGAAGCAACTGCCGGGAATGAAAAAATCTTTAACATACATCACTATCATATTTTTCCTTTCACAAAAATGAGAGCGGAAAACCGCTCTCATACAATGCACCGTCTGTGATCCCTTTTAACATTCGCACGTGACACCTGCGCATAGACCATAGTCGTGTTAATATTGACATGCCCTAAAATCTGCTGTACTTCTTCCACTGGCATGCCTCGATCCAGACCGTCTGTCGCTGTTGTGTGCCGTATCAGATGCGGATACACTCTCCGGCCAATCTTTGAAAACTCCCCCAGCTGTCGTACTCGCTTTTCAATCGCCGGTTTCTTTAGTCTGCCATGCGGCATACGCTCCGACACAAATAGCGCTGGGTTTTCGTCTGTTCTTGTTTCGAGATAATTCCGTAATGCAAATTCTGCTTTTACATTCAGATACGAAGTTCTGTGCTTATCCCCTTTGCCAAACAAATGCACTTCTTTCTGCTCAAAATCCACATCCGCAATATTAAGCCGCTCAAGCTCTGTCACGCGGCATCCGGTACTGTACAGCATTTCAATCATGGCCTTATCTCTGACCGTCTCGCACGCATTTCTCAGCCGTTCCAGCTCCATTCCGGACAGCGGCTGTCTCTGTGCCCGCTCATACTTAATTGCCTTGATATTCCGGCACGGGTTGCTCCCTATGTAGCCCTCGTTGGCCGCCCATTCGAAGAACGTCTGAATGATAACTCTGCGGTTGTCGAGCGTCGCATTGCTGATCTTTCTTGTCTCCTGCGTCTTATACAGATAGATCCGGATGTCATTCGTTGTAATCTGTTTCAGGTCCTTGTTTACCTGGAAAAAGAAGTCTCGAAGAACCATATTGTACAGCTCCAGCGATCTGACGCTCAAACCCTCTATTTTGCGAGTCGCAAAGTAGATCTCATAGCACTCCGGCAGATACCCCTCATACGGCACAATCTCTGTATTCCGCGGAGCTATTTCGTAGTCTCCAACGAAAATAATGAGTTTCTGATACACCACTTTCAGTGCGTCATCCGGAATTTCACCAACAAGTTTCGTCATGAATGTCTTCGCAAACTGTTCGCGCATATAAAAAATTCCTCCTTTTCGGGGTACCCAAAAGGAGGCTGATATGCTATAATAAGCTCAGCCCCTTGTGGGTGGGAGGAGCCGAACTTTCAGATTGGTCGTCAGGGAGTTCGGCTCCCTTTTTGTTTTCTACCCTCTCATTATACCATATTTCATGCGCGATTTCGAATATATTTTCGATTTTCTTTCACAAATCTAGTTTACTAAACCATCATTTAGTTGACTAGTAATCAGTCTCAATTTACAAATAATTGCTTATAACATTTTGGATCAATGTAGCCTGTCTTACCTTTCCTTCATGTGTTCTGTGCAGTCCATCATGTAATAGCAAACCTTTAGTGTAATCATTTAGAAGTAAGTTTCCATATATGTCTACGATTGGAACATTAAGCTTTTCGCACACGTTATTTATTGCTTGCGTTTGTTTTGCTGAATCATAAGGTTTTTGATGCTCAGCGTCTGCATATCCTGTCATTTTTTGTACGTTGCAAACAAATATTAATAAATTAGATTTATAATTTAGCAACGTTTTAATCGCATACCTTAACGCTCCTGCTGTTGTTTTTGTATTAAGTTCATTTTCAGAATCATCTAAATCAACTAATTTAATACAGTCGTTCGTTCCAAATTCAATAACGACTATGTCGGCAGTATCCAATCCTATTTCTTTCATTTCAGCAATTTGTTCGGTAAAATTTCCTTGTGCTGTTCCATGATCGTCTCCCGCATATTTTTCTTGATTCGTAAAATCCTTTTGTGTTAGTGCGTTTACCATCCCCACACAACTATAAGGGTCGTATGATGCTGTATCGGTCAACGCCATTGTCATACCACCTTGACACCAGTTATAGCATTTTGCTCCTGTATTGCTCTGAATTAAATATGGTACAGTGACACCATCCCATTGTTGATATGCATGTATGGAATCTCCGAGGAACACGATGTTTTTCCCTTTTAGTTTGCTTTCTGTTTTTGTTCCATCTTCCTGTAAAAAAATCTTTTTACCGTCTGCATCGTATAATTCCATAGTTACGCCTCCTCGTATGTAAATGTTCCTGTTCCGATGTTTGCGTGGAACTCTTTTGTTACTGTATCAAACATTCCTATCTTCCCATTTTTTGCCACTGGCAAAAATTCATGTAGCATTTCATTTGTTGTGTCATCATAAATTTTCAGCCAAAATACTGTAATTTTGCTTCGTTTATATGTGATTGCATTGGTCGGATGTGTTGATGTTGTTGTATTGACGTGAAATAAATACAACGGAATAATCGGTAATGTGTCTTGACTTCCAAAAGATGCACTTCCTGCTGTATATTGTGACTGCTTTTCTGTATAATCAGAGTTAAGATAAATTTCCTGTGAACCATTCTTAACAACTAAATACATTTTTTTATTTGACAATAAATTGTTTTCTGTCACATTCCAAGTTCCAACATCAACAGTACTTTTATTGATCGTACCCATTATTTTTGCATGCGTCGATACTGTTTTCATCACAAATTGATCATAAGCGCTTCCAACATTATACTGGTCTGCCCCGAAGAAATACTCATCAGCATCATCTCCATCCAGTTTCGCAGATAATTCATATCTGTGGTTTACGTCTGCTACAACTCCTGTATCAATCCAACTGTTTCCATCGCCTTTAATGTATTTCAATGATGTAAAATCTGATTCAATTGTCGTTACCGTAATGTTAACATTGCCTGTTACGCTTTCAATTGTTACTGTTTTTGTCGTTTTATCGTAATTGCTTGATGATATATCAACTCCACCCATCGTTACTACAACCGCAGATATTTTATATCCGAGTGATGCTGTAACCGTACATGTGTACTTGCTTTCTTTGGCAACATAATTGCTTTTGTTGCTTAATGTTGCATTTTCAACATCACTTGTAATCTTGTACATTCCATCGTGTACCAATCCATCCAGTTGTGACATCAAAGATGATATATCCTCTGTATATGTTCCTTTCGATAATATGTCATATATCACTATCAATGATTCGTTATTAGCGCCCGATGATTTCAAATTATTTACATCTTCCTTGAGTGAATTAATGTTCTCTCCTACAGTCTTGGCGTCCGCCGCCTTTCCTGACTCCTGCAGTGTGTCATCTACCGGCACAATTTTGGCTTCTGCAGCCTGGATCTGTTTTCTTACGGCCTCTCCGGCCGTGTTGTACTTAGTGCCATCTGCTCCAACTCGGATGTCCTGGAGCTCTGCGTCTCCGGTTGTCGATCCATCCTGAAGTTTTGCAAGCGTATCAATTCTGGACGCATTTGTTTTGGTCTGACTTACTACTTCATTGATTGCACCAACAATATTTTTCTGTGTCGTGTTGAGTGAATCTATTGTTTTGCCTTTCAATCCGGTAAGAACAAAATTCCACAGTTTTAAAAAACTGAATTTTTTGGTGATATTGGTCTTGGATTCCTGCAGCGTGGAAATATCATCATCATCAATTGCTGTTTTTTCTGCGTAGTCTTTAAATTCTGGCATTTTTATTCCTTCCCTTCATATCTGCTTATTTTCTCTTCCAACAAAGAAATTTTTTGATTTAGTTCCTGAATTGCTTTGTATGCAATCCCAAGCGCGCTATACATATCAACGCTGCTTTTGCTTTCATCGAGCATGTCTTCTGCCAACGAATATCCGTCTCCAATGACAAATCCGATATGCCTTCCTTCTTCATTTTTAGGATGCTGTCTCAGTTGATAACGATATACTGTTGAATTTAGAACTTTTTCTAACGCTCCATCTTCATATTCTTTGATATCCTGTTTCCACTCTGCACGAGACCCGGTTTCCCAGGACATTGCCTTACACATACCGTCTTTCGTGACGAGGAACGTATAATTGTCTTTATTGAATGGTCCCTTCCCATTCCATCCAGCCCAGAAGCTCCAAGGTCCGTATGCTCCAATTCCATTCAACTGGTTGCCCGCTGTTTCCCAATACTCCGCGGGTTCGTCATATACCGTTGTCTTTTTGATCTGCCATCCGCCCATAGTCAGAAATACATCCGCATTTCCTCCGATCTGCCCTCCGGAATCATAATTAAAATATTCTCCCAGTTGGATCTTCTGAGCTTTTTCGATATTGAAACCGTCTTTGTTTAAGGATCCTATGATGTTGCCCTCTTCATCGCATACATACAGCTCACCGTTTCCATTATTTTTTCCGCCGAGTTTTAATATTCCACCAACTGCGTAGCTGAAATTCAAATAAAGTTTTCCGTTTTTCAGATAAACGCCCTGCTCCACTCCATTGTTGGTCAAGCGGTTAAAAATTTCTTCCTGATTGAGATTTTTATCCAGTTCCTTTACCGCGCTGTCATCCGTATATTTATTTTTCTTCGCCCAATCGTCTGCAGAAAACTCTCCATTTTCACGAGCCGTAACGCAAGTCAGAATATCAGATTCCGGACCATTGAACCATAAATCTCCAACATTGTACGGTGGCACCGGCGTATCCACAAAGATCTGCGCCTTCCCATCGATAAAATCAAACAAGTCATCCGGCACCTTGGATTTTACCCAGTTCCCATTAATATAAATATACTCATCCCCTGTACTGGGAACCTTCCATAAATCTCCCTCATGTATGTACTTTTCTTTTTCCCATAAGGTGACAAAGGGTTCTCCGTTGGAATCCAGAATATTTTCACCGTTGGAATCTACAAGATACGCTTTTTCCACACCTGTCCAAGCACTGGCCGGATCTTCTTCCTGATACCACGACTCTACCTTTTTATCTAAAGAATTTTCAATTTTCTGGATGTTTTCCGCGTATTCATTTTCAATAAATAAATCAAGATTTTTCTTGGCAAGCCTTGAAATTACGGTATCGATCGATTCTCCCTGCAGGCTCATCGCAGATGCAGATATTCTCACCTCGCCTGTTTCTGCGTTGACATACATGGTTTCTGTCCCATCGGAATTTTTGATGATCAATTCCCCGCCAACGCCCCAACTGAAGTTGAGTCCAATCGTACTCATAATCTTCGTGATCAGCCGGCCATCCACCGAAAGACCCGTATTCCATGTCTTTCCACCGTCCGTGGATACGCCGCAGGCCTCCGCGGTCATTTTCCAGATGATATCGGAATCTTTAAGATTTGGTTTGTTGTGCCAGTAAAAAATTTTTCCGCCGTCTGAATCCGCTTCTTCAGTCGTATACAGTCCTGGAGATTCATTAAGACGTTTGCTCAGTCCTTCCAGCTCGTTTTCCCACTGTGTTTTCTCTTTTTTCGCCTGTCTGCGTTGAGATATGTAAGCCTGTGTCAATTCGCTGTATCGTTTGGCACTGTTTCGTGCCGCACTTTTGGCATTGCAGGCAACGCTCTGATATTCGCCCGGTTTGAGTGTCGTAACTGTCACATAGCTCTGATAGGTTCTTCCTTTCCGGTCAGTAATCTTAACTGCATCGCCCGCTTCCAGCCCAATATCCATCAGCTCGCTGCCGGAAAACGGCCAGAAGCTCATTCCTACACACTTCTGGCCAATTCTGCTCACAGCCTCTTTTCCGGTTCCTTTCGTGATCAGGCGGTTTCCGGTAATGCTGAGCACGTATCCTTCTTTTCCATACAGATACTCATTTACTTCGTCATCCGCCTGATCCTCTGAATATTCCGCCACCCGCACGCCGGTGATCACAACCTGATCAATATTAATTGTCAGGCCATTTGTACTGCTGATTTTACTAAAAGTTTTTGGCTCCAAGTCATACCAGCCAACGCAGAGCTGCCCATACGCGTTGCATCGGATCCATTGACAGCCAAGCTGCGCCGTCCATGCCAACACCTGCCGGAAAGTCAATGCTTCATCTGCAGGTCGTTCAGGTACCACAAAATCTGCTCCGTAAAACGACGGAGTTCCTAGTGTTACACCGCATACCGTACACGCATCCCGGATAATCTGTGAACGCGTTGCTGGATATTTCAGCGTACTCTCACTGTAATCCCGGTCAAACTTTCTTGCATTATCATAGCATGTGAGAGTGATAACGGAGCTGTTCTGATAAGGAGCGTCAACTACTGTCATAGTACAGATCCGAATCTTCTCCAACTGCGTCTCAGAAATCTGCATTCCCAGATAGCACACGGCCTCTGCACCCTCAAAATTATATTCAGTATAATCGTCATACATATTATTGATGTTGATCACACACTGGTTTACGATTACCGAACCGATTTCAAATTCACTCTCACCAGAAACAGCATCTTCAAATTGAAATCCATTGTTCCACAATTCATGGTTGGTCAGATGCAGAACCGTCCCATCCTTAAGTGTGAGGTCTATGAAACGCAGAACCTGCCCCGGATGCTCCGCCTGCAGCTCTTTAAACTTTTCTGATAATGTCCGCATGTTTTCCTACCTTTCTATGACCTCAAAATTTAATGTCGAATACCGTTCGCGGCCTTTCGCCCACCATTTCACATCCGCTTCCATATCGCCGGTATAAAACCGCCGCGTCATGTCCTTTCCATCCAATGGATCCCAATATGTAACATTCACATACTCCGGTTCGAACGCCACCAGAATCTCATGGATTTCCGCTTTTGACAGGCAGACCCAGCCAAGAGACAAGGTGCGCTTTTCGCCCACCTTGTTCTTGTGCATCTGCGTATCATCCGTTCTTCCCGCGTCGCTTGCACTGATATCACTCTTTTTCCACTTGAAGGATGCCGGGCACTTGAATGTTTTCCCGTCAACACTAATCATATCATCCATGTACCCGCCTCCTAAATCGTCTCAATTACATAATATCTTCCATCGTGTTTCTCTTTGCCTTTCCGAACGACCTTATACAGGGTTTCCGAATCGGCTTTGATCGTCAGCTCAAGGGTAACATCCTTGTTTGCATCCGATTTCTGCTCAAAAATACCGCCTGCCTGGAATGCATCCAGCATAGCTTCAAATACAGCACCTTTGATGCCCTCTGTGATCTGATCGTTATTGGCAACCGCATTTCTGCTGCCCATCCGTCCTACAAGCTCCGGGCCGGACTCGCGTGCCATGAAGAACTCGCCCGTCTGCGGGAAGCCGCCGGATGCGTATCCGTGGCCCTGGTATGCTCTTCCAAGACTTCCGTACCGGCTTACTGCATACCGGATGGAAGCAATCATGTTACTGAGCGGATCCCAGATATTCTGATTGTAGGGTGCCATTGCATATGCGCGGAAGGTCGGATCTATTACCTGCATCAGACCCTTGGATGGGGTACCGCGTTTTGCGTTGCTGTCCCACAGGTTGATGGCATTCGGGTTGCCCGATGATTCGGTCTGCATCTGGTACAGCAGGCTGTTCAGGTTTGCCGCCGAATACTGACCGGTCAGCTGCAGTGCCTTAATGGCAAGTGACCGCCACTGCTCCACGCCCTTGCTGGCAACATAATTTACTTTTGGTGTAGATTCGCTGAAAAGATTCTTGACGAAATCTGTGATGCTGCCCTTGACCTGAGAGATAACACCTTTGGCGATGCTGAGTCCCGGTTCCGCAGCATTTCCAACGTCTGCAAACTTTTTAATCGCCAGATCCACCAACTTCGAAGGGTGAGATACGTAGCTCCATACATCTGAAATGGTCTCTTTGATCTTGCTTCCGATACCGGTTTTAAAGTGCGGCATCATGCTCAGATACTGCTGTGTCTGCTTCGCCGGTACGATCTGCGTGCCTTTTTCCATCATCAGCGGAACATTCCTGCCCTGCGGCACAAAAGCGCTGCCATCGGGACGGATAACCATCTCTCGATAGATTCCTCCCGGCTGATCATTGACCACTCCAAGCGTATCCGCCTGCAGGCCTTCGGATCCCTGTGCAAATTTCGGTACCTGCCACTTCGCGAACGACTTGCTGCTGCCGACTTTACCGAGAATCCAGTTGACGCCGCTGATCACGCCGTTGACCGCGCTGCCGATCGGAGAAATGATGGCATTTGCCACGCCGGACATTGTGCTCTTCAGGGAATTTTTCAAATTTCGGAAACAGCCGAGGATATTGTCACTGATCGTTCCAAACGCTTTCGACGCATTGCTCTTCAAATCTGACCAAGTATTTTTCAAACTGCTGCCGATCTGAGACCAAGTGGAAGTCGTATTTCCGTGCAGATTTGACCACTTTTGAGCCACTGTACTGCGGATATTCTCGAATTTTGACGACGCATCCGAGCGGATCCCAGACCATTTCTGGGCAAGGCTGGTCTTCGTGTTATTCCAGCTTGTCTCCGTGTTCTGACGTACAGAAAACCATTTATCTGAAATTTTGGAACGGATTTCCTCAAATTTTGTTTTGGCATCATCGCGGAGATTCGCCATTTTCTTCGACGTATCATCGTTGATCTGCGTCCACTTTTTCGTGGTGTCTGTCTGGACTTCACTCCACTTTTTACTGATGGCATCTTTAATTTCCGAAAATTTCTGCTTGATATCGGAGATCTTATCCGTGATTCCGTTCAGCATGCCTTCAATGAGATATTTTCCCATTTCCGCCATGACTGTGGACGGGCTGTGTATTCCGAATGCATTTCGAAAACCTTTCATGAATGGATCGCAAATGTTTTTCTTGATCCAAACTGCAACGTTCATAATGGCATCCAGAATGCCTTTCAGAACGCCTTTCCAAAGGCTGCCGCCACATTCTTCGGCTTTCTTTTGGAAATATTTTTTTGCATCCTTGATCGCATCGCCGATCAAGCCTCCGATCAGTGCGCCAAGAGCTCCAGCAGCGGCTCCGAAACCGCGCACAAGTTCATTTACAATGCCGGTCCAGTCAATCGATACAACAAAAGTTCTTATCGACTCTCCGAGTTTCCGCCAATCCGTCTGCTCCAGAAATGTCGAAATTGTATCAAGAAGACCTTTCGCAAGATCGCCAATCCGTGCTCCGTTGCCTGCCCAGTCAAAATCTGCAATAGTCTGGTTTACACCAGCCGCAAGATTTTTTCCAAAGTCAGACCATTTAAAGGTTCTGGCGGATTCTCCGATGGTGGTAAAGATTGCATTCCACTTCTGCGCATACAGATGACCGATTCCCGGCCAGTCTATCGTGTCAACTGCTCCATTCAGCCCATCACCGATAAATTTTCCGACCGAATCCCATCTGGTATTGTCCAGAAAAGCATTGATGCCTCCAACACCGGTGTTGACTGCCCCAGCAATCGTTTTTCCGATGTTGGTGCCAAGATCTGGCACTTCAACGAAACCACTGATAAAGGTACCAATGGACTTACCAACTTTCTGTGCTGTCTCCTGAATCGGTCCCCACGAGATCTGATTCAGCGCATCATTCAGCTTTGTACCGAAAATCTGTCCGATCTCCGTGAAATCTGCATTTTTCCATGCATCCTTCAGCTTTTTTGCAAAATCGCTTACTTTGCTGTTGATCGGAACGGACTCGAACATGTCCGCCGGTGTTAAACCACCTCCTGTACTGGTGTCTGCGGTATCATCACCGTCGGAGTTATCGTTCAGCTTGTTGATCTGATCGAAGCCGAACAGTGTGTTCTGTAGTTTTTTATTTTCTTTGTTGGCTTTCTTCGCACTGTCTGCGTTGGAATTTAAACTCTTGGCATAGTCCTGATTGACCCTCTTAGCCGCTACAAAGCCGGACTGACCGGTCAGCGACGCAAAGAGCTGCCCCAGCGCCGTTACGGCCTCGGTTACCTTCTGAACCAAAAGATTCAGCATTGGAGCTGCTACGTTCAGAATCGGCGCAAAGGCTGTTGCCAGCGCATTTTTCAGCCGTGTCAAAGACGACATCAGCATAGAAAGACTGCCGTTGGTATTGTCGCTGTACTGCGCCAGATTGTTCATGCCCTCTGTCAGGACACTGCGCAGACGATTGACCAGTGCGAAGAGGGAACGAATCCCCAGTCCGTACATCAGTAGTCCCTTCGGACCGCCCTGAAATCCGCCAGCTGTATTTCTGGCTCCTCTGCCAAGACTTAAAAGCCCTTTTGCAAACCGCCCGGCGGCAGAAATGCCATTACTGAAACGATGGATCAGAGACGCGGCTGCACCGGAACATTTCTTAATCGCTGTCGTTGCAAGCTTTGCGCCGGATGTTACGCCTTTGAAAAGTTTTGTAATGCCGCCCCATCCAGCCGATGCAACTTTTCCGACCTTTGTTTGGCTGAGCGATTCTTTTATTTCTTTCATAACTGCCTTCAC